CGCCATTGAGTTCCCATTTCAAGGACAGCCATATAATGATTTAAGGATTGTTTCATTTTTTTACGAATTATTTGAAAGAACTTTTTTAAATTCTAACTACACTAAATTATATAGAGAAAGTGGTTATAATAATGAATTGTATAGTGTTTTCAGTGATTTTGAATACATTAATTTACAAGAATCGGTAGTAAAATCTCCTGAATTAATTGAACTATTAAAAAACTTTTCATTCAGTTACGAAAACTTATTAAAATACATGAGAAGTATTTCTAATAACGGACAGGGTCAGAGTTGGAATTTATTTAACAGGGGTGATTTTACTACCCCATATATTAAGTCTTTAATAAATCAAGATTTTGGGGTTTATAAACTTTCATATTTAGAGGGTAATTCGATTAGGGTATCCTCGTCTAGTGAGAGTAGTGATAAACTGATAAAATATCTTAACTCAAATCAATCAGACGAGTTAACATTTACGGATGGTTATCCATTTAATAACCTTACTTGGTTACAAAACAATCTATCGGAAGGGAGTAAAGTCAATTCTATAAGAATTAGTAACGACACTTCTAAAATGTTTTCATTTAACGAGGACCAAAAGACAATAGCTTCGTTTTCTAATGAGGACGAAACATATGATAAAAAAATGTTTTCATATTTTGAATGGATAACAAACACGTCTACCTCACCTAACCAAGAAGTTTCGGAAATTAATCCAAATCCAAACAGTAACAGTGAAAATATATTTGAGACTAATAATCAAGTAATTAACTATTATAATAATAGAACAAAAGAAAAATTTATAATTACAGAATCTACTTTAGAATACGGTAATAATTACGATACTACCAAAAACTTTATAACTAAAACTCAAACCACGTCATTATTAAATACGCCTTATTTTACTAACGCAATTCTTAAAGGAGTTGAAAATGAAAAAAATGAAATAGAAAATCCATACGTGGCTTTAGGGTATCTATATTTAAATTCCTTACCTCTAACAACATTAAAAGAAAAATTTAAATCATACAATAATAATGTCACTACAGATTTAAACTATATTTTTGCAACATTAAATAAATTTTCTTCAGTACATAAAGTCCCTTATTATTGGATATTAAAATATGGTTCCATATGGCATAGATATAAAGAATATAAAGAGAGTGGTGTCGACATTTTAGATGATGTATGGAAAGACTTTGACTATAAATTTGCGTATGACCCTATTGGAGGAGATACATCTAAGTCATACACTTTTGAAGATTATGGTGGGAATAACGTTACAATAAAACAATTAGAGGAGGTGAGCGGAACTATAGTGGAAGATATTTCCCCTATACCTAATGAGGTGTTAAATATAACATACCCATACGTCACTAAGAAAGTAGAAAATGGATTTTATCCAAAGGTAATAAACGAACTATATTACTACTTCACTAAAAAAGATATTTTTACGTCTTACACTTCAGATGAAATACAAACCGCACAAACTGAGAAAAATTTAAAAATAGGTAATTCAGATAATGGAAGTATAGATAAAATAATATCTAGCGGAGATACGAGGGGTCAATACAATATGAACAGTTGGTCACAGTACTTTAACATAAAAGGAAATTATGATTTTAGAGAAAACCAAGAAGATAAGATATTAATTATACCGTCTTTTGGTGATGTTAAATTTAATCAAGCGGAGTTTGAATGTTTTAATAATCAGGGTAAATATAAACAGAATTTAACAACTAATAATTCTATTTATAATGGAAGTGTCAGGTCTTTTTGGGCGTCATCTAACTTCGGGTATTTTTCTAATGAAATGGTAAATAAACCAACACCATTACAGTACATTAAAAATATAGACCCCGAAAATAAAAACACTCAACCGTTTAATATAAGTAATTCAGATACTTTACAATACTCATCTATAGACGATATATTTGGAGTATTCACAAAAGAAATGTTGGATAATTTTGAGTCTTACTTCTTAAACTTTTGTGAAGTAGATACTAAATATAACATTAATAAGGTAAATAGAGGTGAAACTACATTTGAAAAGTTTGTAGAATTAAGTATGGGTCCTGTCGAAATAGATAATGAAAGGATACTAGAATTAGAAAGGATATATAACAACATACCATCTACATTTAACGGATTAAACGTTAACGGATACAATATAAATTTATCTACGGTTATGAAGTCACTATTTATCATCGATAAGCCAACAATAACCAATAACATAGATGAAGACCTTAAGAATATAAGTGACGGGCAATTAACTACTTTTTTAAATTATCATATTGAAAAGGCGTTATATCGTGAAGTTGTATTAAAAATAGGAAATCCGGGAAAATATGACAATAAAGTTTACGGCTCAATAACCACAGTCAGTAATCAAATGATTAAGGACCCTTATGACTTTAAAACATACATCCCTAACAGTTTACCAACACAAAGTGGAAGTACTACTTTAGGTGAAAGTAGGGGAAATTACACAGACGCATGGAACTCTATGTATCTAAATGTGGGAGAGTTTAGTGAGGTCGGATTTAAATACTCTGATAATGGTTCGTATTTAACAGATTTTTTCGTAGACATGGATTACGAATTCAACGAAAGTAACGTTGTAAACTTATCATCCCTAATAAAAATATACGCAGCTAAAAAATCACAAGACAACACATACAATAAGAGTAAATTCATAAAAGATTTAAATGACGCACTTATAGGTAAGGAAAAATTCCAACAGAATATATTAAATAATATTTTTATTAAACTAAACAGACAATTACCCTCTGTTTCGGTCACGGATGACGCGCTTAGAATTTCAAAAATTGATGGAAATGTACCTAAGTTAGAGTTATGGAAATCGTTCCAACTACTAAATGATAAGTGGGTGTCTGGACAAGATTTTAAAACTAGAACTATATTTGAAGATTTTTTATTTTTAGACCGGGCCAACAGACCTATAGGGGATAAAATTGTGATAAATATTAAAGAACTTGAGGGGTATTTAAGAGGTAGAAATGATAAAACTACCGTATATTCTTTACTTGGGACAATATATGAAAAAAATAATTTTGTTTTTATGCCAACACCGGCATATACAAACTTTTATGGTAGAGATGATAGAGTAAAAAAAGGGGAACCTTTCCCACAAGATATACCGAATGATTTGTTTGGAACATTCATGGAGGTCGATGCGAGAAACAGTAGACCAAAAATGTTAGGGATATGGATGGGACCTCCATCAGAAAATTTAGGTATGGAACAAAATAAAAATATTAGGAAAGGTAATGACTCATTTGATATTACTAACCCGTCAGACTGTCCATTGAGAGAAAATCAACAAAATAAAGATAATTATTCGGATAGTAATAGATGTGTTGGGTTTCAAGTAGACTTTGGTAAAAGAAACCAAGGAGTATTTAACTCAGTATCTATTGACATGAATCAACATAAAAATATTGGACCGACATTTGGGGTCTTAGAACAATTAGGTGCGCAGGCGTCAGGTCAAAAGGTTGCACAACAAACTCAATCACTTTATAATTTTTATAAATCTAGAAGTTATACATGTCAGGTACAGTCTTTAGGTAATGTTATGATACAACCGACTATGTACTTTAACCTAACAAATGTACCTATGTTTTACGGTCCATATTATATAATGAATGTTAATCATAGTATAAGTACGAGGGGATTCACGACTAATTTTGAAGGGGTAAGAATGCCTAAATACTCATTCCCAAAACCAGATAAATTGGTTGCCAGTGTAAACAGAGAATTGTTAGGCCTATATCAAAAGAAGTTAAGGTCTATTGAAGTTAATAACCCATCAGGAAAAACAAATAATACAATTGCATTATCTGAATCCAAAAATGTTAGTCAAGTCCCTGAAGAAAAATGTAAATCACTAACTAAATATAGTGATAAGACATTTGTTGATATGACACCAACTACTGTTAATGGACAAGAAGTAAAAGAATACGTAAATAACAACCAATTCACAAACAATAAATTAAAATTTTTCATATATGGAATTGCTACTCATAACCTACCAGTTAGGCAAAATGTGTATAATAATAATTTAATGGATTTGGTTACAAGTAGAGAAATAAAACCAACACAAAGGACGCAATATTTCAACTCTCAAACTTGTATTATTGTTAACGAACAAACATTTCCTATCGCTTCATTTTCAAGTATTAAAGATTCGCTCGATTTTATGAGAGCTACATTTAACCCACTGGGTTCAATACTTGAGGCGATGGATAATGAACTTCAACAAACTCAAACGACTAATACAACACCTAAGGCTTTAGCGTATTTATATTTAGCTCAAATATATGAGATTGAGCCAATACAAGGGACTCCACAACAGATTATTGCCATTATAAAAACTAAAATAAATGGTAATACTCAATACAAAGATGAGTATCAAGAATGGCTTGATATTTTTACATCGGTAGTTTCTAGGGGGGATATTTGAATATTCCAAATAATCAATATATTTATATAAAAAAGAGTAATGAACATAAAAAATTTATTAGACACATATCTACAAAAGGATAGTCGATTAACTGAGCGTGATAACGGAAACGGATATAAAGAAGTGTGTGATTTAGATACCGGAGACTGTTATACGGTAAGAATGAGAGACGGGTTAATCGAAAGAGTAGATAATACTATGAAAGTTAATAAAACTCTAAGAGTTGAGACCCCACAGGGAATGAAGACACTATTAAACGGATAAAATAAAAAATATTATGTCAATAGATAAAAAAATATTAAAAGAAATAAAAAGACATCAAAACATAAATAATTATGTTTTTGAGCAAGAGGAAGTTACGGACTTACCTGATGAAGGTGGTGAAGACATTGCTCAGACAGATGACTTAGAGGTTGACGAAGTCCCTGAACCTGTGGATGTAAGTGATGACCCAGACGTTGAAGTTGTTAGTGGTGATGATGAAGTTGATGTTACCGATGAAGGCGGTACCGAAGAGTTAGACATTACAGATTTAGTGACGACACAAAAAGATATGTCTAATAAACAGGATGAATATATGGATACTATGTTTGGTAAATTAGATGATTTAACAAGTAAACTCGGAGAGATGGATAGTATATTAGACCGAATTAATCAGTTGGAAACTAAAATAGAAAAATATAGACAAAAATCTCCTGAAGAAAAATTACAGTTAAGGAGTTTAGATAGTTATCCATATAATCAAAAACTAACTGACTTCTTTATGGATAAGCAAGAAGATTTAGAAAAGACAGGAAAAAACGAATACGTACTTACAAGTGATGACATTGAAAGTTATTCGGACGGCAATATTAAAAAATCGTTCGACCAACCATTTGAAGATGAAGGTCTCATGTAATTAAACCGTGTAAATATTTTTATTAAAAAGAGACTATTGAGTCTCTTTTTTTATTCTCAGTAATTTGACTTAAGTTAAAAATCATTTATATTTGTATAGAATAATAGATAAATTTTTAAAGAATAAAAGAAAAATGGCAAACGCACTCGACGCAGTACTAGCTCAGTACGACAAAAATGTCACATCTCGCGGTAACGGGGATGGAATGACTCAAGAGCAAAGGTTGAAGAAGTACTTCACTACGTACCTACCTAAAGGTACTAAATCCGGACAGTCTAAGATAAGGATACTACCAACACCCGATGGTTCATCACCATTTAAGGAAGTTTGGTTTCACGAGGTTCAAGTAGACGGTAGATGGGTTAAACTATACGACCCAGGTAAAAATGATGGTGAACGCTCCCCATTGACTGAAGTCTACGAAGAACTTATGTCAACAGGAAAAGAGTCAGATAAAAAACTGGCTATGCAGTACCGTCCACGCAAGTTTTATATAGTAAAGGTTGTTGACCGTGATAATGAATCAGACGGGGTTAAATTTTGGAGATTTAAGGATAACTATAAACAAGAAGGTATCTTGGATAAGATTATCCCAATATGGAGAGCTAAGGGAGACGTTACTGACTCTCAAGAGGGCAGAGACTTAATTGTCGAACTTTCTAAATCTAAAACTAACTCAGGTATTGAGTACACTGTAGTTCAAACTATTATGTACGATGACCCAACACCTCTAAGTGATGATAGTGATACGATGAAAGAATGGATGGAGGATGAAATGACGTGGTCTGATGTGTACGCACAAAGACCTGTAGAGTATCTTGAAGCGGTCGCAAGGGGAGAGACACCTGTATGGGACTCAGAACTTAAAAAGTTTGTTTATGGAGACAATACTATTGAAACGATTGGTGGTGGTGATGAGAAAGTAAAAATTAATGAAGAAAAGGACCCACAGTCGACTACTAAAGTCGATGAAAATCTTCCTTTCTAAAGATTACAAATGTTAATGGTGAGGAGGGATAATCCTCCTCACCATTATTTTAATTAAAAAAAAATGGCAATTAAAAAGAAAGACTTTAAAGATATTAAGAAGAAATTTTCTTCATCAGCTAAGTTTAAACCGCAAAGGTTTTATGATTTAGGTACTGATTTCTTAGATGCAGTAGGGGTACCTGGACCGGCAATGGGTCACCTTAATATGTTTTTAGGTCACTCGGATACAGGAAAAACTACAGCACTTGTTAAAGCTGCTGTTGACGCACAAAAAAAAGGTATACTCCCTGTTTTTATAATAACAGAGCAGAAATGGTCTTTTGAGCATGCAAAACTTATGGGTTTTGAATGTGAAGAAGTTGTTGATAAAGAAACGGGAGAATTAGATTGGGATGGATTTTTCCTTTTTAATAATAACTTTGAATATATTGAACAAATTACTAATTTTATTAATGAATTGTTAGATGCTCAAAGTAGTGGAGATTTGGATTATGACTTACTATTTTTATGGGATTCAGTTGGTTCAGTTCCATGTAAGATGACATATGACGGTAAAGGTGGTAAGCAACATAATGCGGCAGTTTTGGCAGATAAGATAGGTATGGGAATAAACCAAAGAATATCAGGTTCTCGTAGGTCAGATTCAAAACACGAAAATACTTTAGTAATTGTTAACCAACCATGGGTTGAACTTCCAGATAATCCTTTTGGTCAGCCTAAGATTAAAGCTAAAGGAGGAGAGGCTATTTGGTTAAACTCATCATTAGTTTTTCTTTTTGGAAATCAAAAAAATGCGGGTACTACAAAGATAACTGCGGTTAAAGATAAAAGAAAAGTAAAATTTACAACTAGAACTAAGGTCTCAGTTATGAAAAACCACATTAATGGGTTAGGTTATGAAGACGGTAGAATATTAGTTACTGCTCACGGGTTTTTACCCGGAAAGGATTCCTCTGAGGAAAAAAAATCTATCGAAAAGTATAAATCTGAAAACTCTGAATATTGGAAAGATATTATTGGTACAGGTAGTGACTTTAAGTTGGAAGAAGAAAGTTTAATTCTTTAAGTATTTTAATGTGACTAAGACCTTATTAGTGGATGGAAATAACCTATTTAAGATAGGTTATCATGGAGTACGTGAGTATTATCATAAAGGTAACCATATTGGTGGTATATATCACTTTGTTAATACTTTACGTAGATTTATTTCAGAGTATAACTATGATAAGGTAATCGTTTTTTGGGACGGAAATGATAACTCAATACAGAGGAAGAAAATTTTCGCAGAATATAAAGAAAATAGAAGGTATAACAGACTTAATGATATTCAAAAACAATCATTTGAATGGCAACTCAAAAGAGTAAAAGAGTATCTTGAGGAAATGTTTATACGTCAGATTATAGTTGATGGTAATGAGTCAGATGATATGATAGCGTATTATTGTCATATCTCTGAGGATGAAAACAAAACTATATTTTCTGCGGATAAAGACCTAACACAACTAATATCTGAAAAAGTACAAATATATTCTCCAACACAGAAACAAATGATTAAGTACGGAGATAAAGTTAAATTGAAAGATATATCAATACCCCATCAAAATGTTTCTACTTTTAAAATTATATCAGGAGATAAGTCCGACAATATTGATGGTATTTACTATTTTGGTGAAAAAACTTTTGTAAAACTTTTCCCTGAGATAGTTGATTCCGTGGTCTCTGTTGACGATATTTTAGAAAAAGGTGAAAAACTACACGAAAATGATAAGGATAACAGAGCGTTACAAAACCTACTATCGGGTAAAACTAAGAGAGGGGTATATGGTGATGAATTTTATGTTATTAATAGGAAACTTGTGGATTTATCAGTACCTTTGTTAACTGAAGAAGCGAAAGAACTAGTTGAACTTTATTACTCTGAAGATATTGACCCTGAAGGTAGGGGGTATCAAAATTTGATGAGGATGATGATGGATGATGGAATATTCAAATACCTACCT